CTAGTATCTGACAACCATGTATTCCCGTTCTTTCCATTTTTGTGGGTATACATATTTTGTTGAATAAACCTTTCCTCTACTATCGTATCTTTGAGTCTGTTTAACCTGATACTTGTCTCGAACATGTCTGTATTTAAGACGGTAGTTTACACCACTTTTTAACTCAGGGCTAACGTACCCAACTGTTTTAGTATACTCCTTTGTTATGTCGAATTTAACTAGAGCGTTTACAGAAGCTTTAGTAGCCATTAACTGACCAGTAAAAGTGTTACTAACTTTATTTGAATGAGACGCATATAGTCTACCGCCAGACTTTGTAGTTGCACCTGCATTAGACCAACTACCATAAGACTTACCTACATATTTTTTACTATCTAAATACCATTTTTTTGAACGAGCAAATGGCGTTACTCCTTCCACATCCGAATTATCAAACAACTCAAGAGTGGTGTCTATATATGGAATCTCTATACCTATAATATCTTCGTTTTCTATGGGGATTTGCTCAGAGTATATCGCAACAATCTCTTCTCCCTCTTCAAGACCATCCTCATACCCCTCAAATTCTTCCTCACTTAAACTATCGATATCCACTTCGATTATATCAGTCTCAGTGTTCTCCCATATTAACCATTCCTCTTCCCAGTCTTCTTTGTCTTCGTCGTTCACATCTGCGTAGCTCTTGGTGGGATTGCTAAAACTAAAAAATAACATTACTACCATTAGTCCTAATAATAATCTAGTATTTTTCAACTTTGTAACTCCCCTCTTAAGTATATTGTACTAAAATTATGAACATTTATAGAATAGTCCTATATATTCATTTAGTCAATACGTAAAAGGGATTATTGTACTATATCACAACCTGAATTACTATTAATTGTATTCTAAAACCGTATCGTTAGTAAATAATTCAATTTCACTATTATATTCTCTCCTGAATTTTCAACTCAGCTCATTACACTCTTCACTGTGTTTTTCTTAAATTATAATAATTTTCTATTCGCAAATTTAATCATAAAGATTAGTATTTTAGAACTTAGACTATCAATATTATATTCTGCTTTGCTTATTAATTGTTTTTATTTTCAATTATACTATCGGTTTCGATATAAATACTTAAAATCCTACAAGCAAATCATATTAATAACTAATTATTGGGGGTTTCATATCTTCCGAATGACAAAATTAGGAATTTAAACAGGGATACCTCAATAGTTTTCACACAAATATTCCTGCGTTTAGTCTACACTGCATCTCTTTGACTACTGCAGAAGGACGACTTAATTTACAATCAACCACAGACATACCAAGATATATCTGTAGTCCTTCAATGGTGTCGGGTCCGAGTAAACCATCTTGTTTTCTTCCCAATGTACCTTGCAATGCTTTTACCATTTGACTACCTTTATTACCTTTACCATATTGAACGGTATTTCCATACATGGCTTGAGTAATTACGGTGCGCAGTTGGTCACTAATTATGCTATCGACAGTAGTATTCAAGGCGATTTGCACCGCCTTGGTTGTTGCTTTCCCCCATTTACCATCGACATCTAGAGAAGCTTTGTTTAATTTTCCGTTGTTGGATTTTGTTGAGTTGCTAACTTTACTTTTTAATGATGGTTTTTTGCCTGCACGCAATTGAGATAAAGATAAACCGCCGGTCATTTGTAAATGAGGATAATCTTTAAATGATTTCCAATCTCCGCCCCATTCAAATCCTAAAGATTTAGCAATAGCTGCAACTCGTTTCCATTCATTATTTACTTTCCATAAAGCAGTGTTGCCATCTTTGCTAACAAGGAAATAATCTACCGCAAGTCCAAAGTTATGATAAGACTGTCCGCCCTTAGCATTAGTAACTACATTGCCAGAGGCAGTGCGCCCCTGTGCATATAGTTGATTCTGTCTTGCGTAACTTCGGAATCCCTCAGATATTTGTACTCTAATTCCCTCTTTATAAGCTCTTTCGATTACTTCGATTGCCGATTCTTTCACCACAGGATGAATTCCAGATCCCATGTTTCTAGTAGAGCGGTCTATAAGCGTTTTTACTGGTACACTCATGTTATCATCTCCTTTTTGATAATAAAAAACACCTTCACAGGTGCTTACTTAGTTAGATTATTTTGTAACAATAAATCTTTTTGACGTTTGCCTTTAAGTGTTACATAGTTGTTTTTGAACCATGCCCATACTGTTGCTAGTCCTGCTAAAATCTCAGCAATAATATCCTCGCTGACTACAGGAATTGGTTGTAACCCATAGTTAGAAAGCAACATATTGATCCATGCAATAGCAAGCGCAATAGTACGAATAATTGTAGATTTATCCATGCGTTTCACCCCCTTTCAATTAAGCTCCAATACCAAATGTTAATAAGAAATATAAAATTTGAAATACAAAAGCCCCAATCATTGTGATTAGGGCAATCATCAACCGTCTATTGTTGTTTTGAATGGTTTCTATATCTTTTTCATTCTCCTTAGAACGATAATCTGCATCTGCAGCAGTCTTTTTTGTTTTTTCTACTGTTTCCTTCATATCTGTTAATTGATCTATTTTTCCGTTTAACTCAGCCATGGAAACTTTTACATCTGTAAGGACGTTCATAAACTCCTTCATTTCTTCCATCTCCTTAGTTTCTGGCATGCTCGACCCCCTAACTCTCCATATTTGATCATAAAAAATAACGCTTATTCAGCGTTTTCTTCTTGTTCAGCAATATCAGAATTAGTTTTTTTAAATTGTGAGGATAAAGCATCTACATCAACCTCTAACAGAGCGATATGCTCCGATTTCTGTCCTAATTGTTTTTTTAACTTATCAATAACACCAAATGATCTTAATAATTGTTGTTGTAGCTCCTCTTTCGACATGTTCTGCATTTTTTGTTGGAAACCTTCCATTTAAATCTCTCCCTTATTGTTTTTAACTTTATAACATTTGTTCAATGATCATATACAAATTCTCAATTTCCTTTTCCAATTTAATTCTCGCATTTCTTTCGGATTTTATAACCTTCACCATAGACATATTAATGCTATTGTAATCCAATCCATCTTCATCTCTGACTATTTCTGGAGACATCTCCATAATAGCCCCTATTTTCTTTTTATTATATGTGCCAACTTCTACATCGCTATTTATGTTGTATGTTACAGGATTTATGCTGTCTAATACCATATAAGCTGTATCATCTTGTAATTCTTCAATATTTTGTTTATATAATATAGACGATCCAGTAGGGAAAGATGATGCTCTAATAGGTTTATATCCAATAGAACCTGCTGTATAAGTCACTGCATCTGTTACTCTCGTTCCATTATTTGAACCAAGATAAATATAATTTCCTGCGTTTTGTACTATGTTGCCGGAATGGACAGTGTGGGTATCTACTTCACTAGTAGCATTTATAGTATCAGTATCTATGGTGTCCCCTTCTATAGTTGTCGTATTGCCCCACCTAGTCGCCCTAAATATTTGTGGTACTTCGAGATTTATGAAATAGCCCTCTTCACCATATACAACAGGCGCTTCGAGTTGTGTACCGCTTAGCAATGGTTGGGTAAACGTGACTGGTGTATTACTGGATATTGATATATGGTCGTTATGATCACCAATGAAATTGAATCTCAAATGATTATTTGATGTGCTGTCATACGCATCAACATCGAGACCCATTGTCAAATAACCTACATCATACATAGCCATACCAATTTTTCTATAGCTATTTAATTGCCACACTGTCTCATCCTTTGATATTCTAAACAATCCATATTCATCTGCTGAATATCCTGCAATTAATGCTGATTCTGATCTTCCCCATATAGAGACAGCATGTGTGTCGTACCCTCCAAACCAAATACTACCATTATTATTCCCTACTTCATTTACAGTAGCAGTGTCAGCAATACCCATCAAATCATATGACCAAGGATGCTCAACATCCCTTTTAAGTTGTTCTACAATGTCAAACCTACCGAATTCATAATTGCGTGCAGTGGATCGTACTGAATCAACATTCATAGTCATTGGTCCACCGTCAGTCCAGAAAGTTAAACCTCTTGCACCGATGTCCATATCTCTATTGCTATCAACTTTAATAAAAATATTAGGATCATCCTGAAATCTCATTTCTACAGTAGGTAATTCTCTGTACAAAGTATGAAGTATGGAGAACGCTTCTTTCTTTTGACCATTACCAGATGAATGAGACCCACCACGTGTAAATGTTAATCCATTGCCATTCAATTCAACACTAGATCTAAATTTATTATTCACAATCATACGATCAATAGCATATTCTATATCATCAGTATAATCATTGTAATCATACATATCCTCAGCGGTGTATGATAACAGTGTTAGAGCTTCTGGTGTAAGTGAGTATCCATCCATTAGCACAGCGAAATTATCGTCTGGATCTTCAACTCTCCCCATTTCATATGGAGATAAAAAATTTGCAGAAGCAATACTCTCACTAGTGAAATTAGAACCCTTCGCAACAGAATATACTCCAGTACTAGAGTCCCAACTTCTACTATACGAGTTTAATGCCCCGCTAAATGTACCAGATACACCTTCCAGTTTTCCTTTGATGGTGACATCTTCTGCAATAACAGTACCTGCCATTAGTTTATCTGCGCTGACTTCTTGAATCATAGCATTGGTAATGGCTGCATTTGCTATTATTCCACTATTTGCAGTTATTGTTCCTGCTGCTATTTCATTCGCAGTTACTGAATTAGCATAAAGAGAACCACCATCCATATAAATCGAATTGCGATAAGCCCACAAACTCGTGGGATCTTCAGCAAATTGTTTTGGTATACCACCATTTACAAGCATTACCTCACGAATATAGTAGTCTGTAGATCGTATGGTTTGATCGTCATCTATCCAACCAGTTGTTAAAAACTGCACTCCCCACCAATCTTCTATATCCCTTTGGGTGATGAGTATCTCGAAATCTAATGTAGCCCATTCCCCTGCTTGTAGATTAGGGTGCTGATCCATAACATCGCTAAACATTATTACATTAGACCAAGTGCTGGGTGCAGGGTTTGAGAATCGTATCCCGTCAGCTTTCATCAAATTATCTTCAGTATTTGGTGAAGTCAAGATTCTTATAATTCTAAAATCCTGTGTTGTAGGGTCAACTATTTCATCGAATTTAACATCAAGAGTCAATGTGAAAAAGTTACCCGCCTGCGATAATACATATCTATTATTCTGGATTGAATATAAACCATTGTAAATCTGTTGATTAATGTGCACTATATGTGCATTTGGTTTGTCTGATTCTGGCTCTAGTATAGTGGTTCTAGCATTGGCATATTGATTACTGAAATCCCACCCTTGCTTGCCAATATTAAAGCTACCATTTTGCAACAAATTATACTTCTTCTGTGTATATTCTTCTATTTGATCCTCTGGGGATGATCTATACCCTTGTGCATTACTGGATTGTATTACCATTGGTCTTTTTATGTGTATATCTCTTCGACCCTCTGTGTCCCAGCTAGTGAAAAATCCTAAATACCCACGACCACTAGATCCTTGCAAAGTTCCTGCAGGAATTTTGTAGATATATCTAGTCCATTCGTCATCTATTGGCAATTCATCAGTTAGAAAATTGGTCAAGCTATATTGAGCAGGACTCAGATTGTCTGTCAGCGGACCCATAAAATATGGTCTTATCGTATCCTGCCTTATTCTTGCTTCATAAGATACTATTATATCCTTGTTAAGATCCAACTCTTGTATAAATGGAGGAGAATATAATCTCACAGATCCGTCTATATCCACATAAATTCCTATTGCTCCATTCCTTTGTTGATATCCTTGTACGTCTACTGGTGTACCAAATAAAGCAAATCTCCATTGATCTTCATTTCCATCTATAGCAAAACGTTCGAATTTAGTATCAGAAAGTAAATTATCTGCGCCCTCAAAATCAAGATTATTGATCGCATTATCTACGTATGTCTTATCGGCTTTGTCTGAGGGATCATATCCATCGTCATATAAAGCTCCATCACCAATCATCAATACATTAGCTGTTAATCTACCATTAATGTGGGCATCTGTAATAATAGCGTTATTTAAATGTACTTCATCGATCATAGCTTGCTGTGCAAGTAATTCTTTCGTAATTGTTTGTTCTGATATTTCCGTATTGCCATCAATTTGCTTGGTTTGAACCATTACCCTTTGTGAAAAATCAGATCGTTGCCCATGGGTATTAACCGCACATACTACGAAATACCATTGTTCGTTAACTTCCGCATCATGGGCATAACCACCGGACTTAGTAGCATAGAGAAAGTTATCAGTATCAGAAGGTACAAAGTTAGCATTAGTACTACCATATACACGATATTCCGCTATATATACAGATGGGTCATAATCCCATTTCAACATAATAGATGAGAATAATCCTGTTGCCTGCAGATTTTCTGGTGCAGGTGGCTTTACATTTGGAAAACTATCGTCGTCAACTATTCCCCCACTATCCCATGAACCGCTATTCTCGGTTACTTTATTAATAACCCAGTCTAACTTACTCTCGTCATCTTTTATTCTTAAAAAGTTACCTACAGTTATATCTCCAACAGATGGATTTCCAATACTGTACGATATCTTTATAACTCTCGATTGAACAGTTAAAGCAGGGCGCATTTCTTCATCGATAATGTAGCCAGTATCCCCTAGATACACTTGTTCATGTTCATAATCTGCAATTCCATAAAAAGTACGGACAGCCATTTCATATTTCACCTGTGGCTTGTTATTCTTTTGAACATTGTCCCAAGTTACCTGCAGTAATTCTTCTGGGTCGGTGATATCGTCATTGTCATAGATGCCAATGCGGTGTATCTTGCCTTCTTTCGTTTTAATACCATAACTTTCGAGCGCTTCCGGATCTCCGACATATTTTTGACCTTTCGGTTTATCTACTGGATCTCCATTTAGTACATTCCATTCCACATCTTCAAAGGTTATCTTTCTACTATTTCCTGCGCCAACCTCAACACTACCACCACGACCGATAAACGCAGTTTTAGGATAATGTAGCACAGTACGTCGAATCGACTGTATATCTTTATCAATTTCAAAGCGCTTACCGTTATTTACGCCTCTTCTTTCCCAATCAATAAAACGACCAGTGATTCCATGGTCGTCAAATTCTACTCGATCTATATATTCCCCTCCCCATACAGAGCGAATATGTTTTAATGATTCCGTAACACTTTGATAGTATAAACTAGTTGAGCGTGTACCATAATCTCCTGTACGCCCTCTTTCGAATCGAGTTCCATCTAGTACAACATCTAACACGTCATTAATTGGCATGTCCTGCGGTCGTCTCTCATAAACCCAAGCATCATTAAGCTCTACATATGAAGGCATACAGATTGCCATTTTCAGCTTTCCTTCATCGCCATTGACATCCTCGACCTCTTTTATAGTCCAAAGACGATATACGCCTCGAAGATCTTTAACTACAATTTGGTTTTCTCCTTCAATATAATCACATGCATCTGCAGTATAAGGAAATACGACAGTAAGATTATTACTGTCGTTGTCGATATCCTCTTCTAATATGGATTCATCATCTACGTATTCATCAGATACATGTAATAACTTATCTTCATCGTCAAATATATAGACATTTGCTCTTTCCATTATCTATATACCTCCCTAAACTTCAAAACTGCATCAACTGCAGTAGGTTCAATTCGAATATTATTAATACCCGGGGTTAATTTCCAAAACTTTGGAGCTAGCATACTAATAGCATTCATTTGTAACTTATCATTTATAAAAACTTTACGTTTTTTAAAATCAACATTGACTTTATCTCCTATGGATAAATCATAAATTATACGTAATTCTTTATCTCCGTTAATTAGAGATAATATATCTGTGTCTTCTGACAGAACAATTTCCATTTCAGGGGGTGCTTGTTCAGTACCCATATACTTTACTTCTATTTCTCCAGTATCAAAATCTAATTGATCAGTTTTTTCATATTTATTAGGATCAGCACAAAAGATAGTCAATGTACCATCTTTTTTGAAGAAATACTCGTCACCTTCTTCCGATTCTGACGGTCTACCATAATACGTAATATCTGGCTCATCAGGAAAAATAATAGGGACATCTTCTGCAACATTAAGGACTCCGTTTAGATAATCAACAGTAAGTCTTAAAGATTCTCTATCATGTGCAATGATGTCCCCATTTATACCAAGAATTCTTGGCGGTCGTTTTGAGCCATGTACATAAGCTCCATCTGCGCCTGTAATCTCAGTTATGAGTAGTTGATTATTTGTAAATCCTCTACCTGTAATAGATTTAGTTTTAAAATATGGTGAGAGATCAGCACCGTTGAATATCATAAAATATCATCCTTTATTTCTTTTTCAGTCTGTAATTCTGGCGATCTTGTTCATCCGATATATCCTCTACAAATGCAGAGTACGTTTTTCCGCCAATTACCAGATTAATTTGTGCAGGTTGCTTACTTCCTCCGTTACCTTCGCCTGTATACGCCCCATTGTGTTCTGCAGGTACAACTGCTTCTCCTGCGTGTAGCATTGCAAGTCCATCTTGTGTAACTAAATCAGTACCAATATTCAACTTAGGAATGTTAGGTATGCTAAATCCTAATGTGTTTCCGCCTTTGCCTCCCATACCAGGAACCCAATCTGGGACTTTAGGAAGTTTAATCTTTATCCGATTTAACCCGTTAATCATTCCGTTTATCGCACCTATGACACCGTTAATTGCGCCTTTGATTGCGCTAACGATACCATCCCATATTCTATCCGTAGTAGACCTGACTCCGTTCCATACATTTGATATTGTGCTAGAAATCGAGTTAAAAGCTGAGGATATCCGGTCACGTATTGTATTTACAACATTTGATATGGTGTCACGTATACCATTCCAGATGTTTGATATTGTTTTTTTTACACTATTCCAGATATTTGATATAACGTCCTTGGTGGCATTAAATACATTAGAAGTAACATCTTTAACGCCATTCCATATTTTAGAGACAGTATTTTTTATTGCATCCAAAACGTTGGTAATGATATTTTTCCAACCATTAACAACCTTAGATATAAAATCTTTAATAGCGTTAAATACTGTTGATGTAACTTTTTGTATCCCATCCCATGTTTTCTTTATGAAATTAGAAATCGCTGTGATTGTCTTATCGAACATATTTTTAATGCCTGTCCATATTTTATTAAGGAAATCAGATATTTTTTGGAAGTTTTCTTCTGTTTGTCTTCGTTGCTCTTCCCATTGTTCAACAAAGAAGTCCACAATTGCAGTAACAATATCTGTGAAAAACTGTTTAATGCCTTCCCATAGTTCAACGAAAAAGTCGGATACTGCTTGCCATATCTCTACTGTTTTATCTTTAATTGTTTCCCAAGTTTCGGGAATAGTCACAGTAAAAAATTCCATCGCCTTATTGAACTCTTCGACTATCGCTTCCCATAACATTATGAAAAAGTCTTTGATGGCATTCCAGACGATCATTGTATATTCTTTAATTTCATCCCAATGATAGATTATAACGGTAGCTAGGCTACCAATTAATGCAATCCACATTGTTACAGGGTTGAATACAAGACCAATAGCGCCTACAAGTTTCCCTATGATTCCAATTACTGGGGCAACGGCACTGATAAGAGAGCCCATGACTACCAATACTGGACCGATAGCTGCTGCAACTGCTCCAACAACCATAACTACTTTTTGCATGGTAGGAGATAGGTCACCGAACCATTTAATTAATTTAATTGCACCTTCGACCAAGCTTTGTATTGCAGGAATCATCTTTTCTTTTATTGCATCTTTATTCTCATTAAACATCTTGAATAAAGGCTTGAGTGCTTCGCCCATTACCATGAAGAGAGTATATTTCAGATTGTCCCATTCCTTACGAAATTCGTTCATTTCATCCAACTCTTCTTGACTGAATGGTACATCTATTTCGTTCATAATTTCGTCTAAGTCTTTCCCACGACTTTCTAACTCGCTCACTATTGGAAGTAACTCTGGCATGTTCATTTGGTTAGCAAAAGCTCTTCTGTCAGCACCTTCTAGCTCTAGCATCGTTTCAACAATGTTACGCATTTGCTGATCAGCACCCATATTTTTAAATTCTTCAGCACTGACTCCCATAGCTTCAAAGCCTTTTGCTAGTCTTGGAGAAATCTCATTACCTCGCTCAATTTGCTTATTCAGTGTTTGCAATGAATTAGCAACTGCATCCGTATCGACACCTGCATCTGTAGCAATCTGGCGCCAACGTTGCAATTCATCAGTAGACATTCCAGTTATGGATGATAAATCTAATAATTCATCAGCGAAATTACCAAACTTAACCATTGCACCGCCTAACGCCACACCCACACCAGCTATCGGACCAGTAACCCATTTAGTCATGGAACTTCCAACATTCTTCATACTACTTCCAACATTTTTAAGCTTCGTTTGTAGGTTTTTTACTCCCTTTTCTGCGCCTTTTTGGTCTATTTTCGTATCTATCGTAATTGAACCGTCTGCCATTTATTTATCACCTGCCTTTCCACCGAAGGCTGTAATCATATCTTCAAATGCTTCATCTGCTGTTTTCTCACTGTTTTCAAGAGCATATTTTCGTTTAAGACGTAAGATTTTATTGCGCTCTTTCTGGTTATTCTTAGTAGGGGCAGGAACTTCCATCGCTCGTATTTGAACTACCTGCATGAATGGTGTTTTTTCACTTAATCCACTAAACAAAGATATGAATTTTTTCCAATGCATTTTGCCCTGTTGTTCGAGTAAATCAATACCGTAATCCATTAAAAAAGAAGCGTATATACGCTCCCCATCAACATCAAAGTCATATTCTTCTTTTTTAGAAGGTGGCTCATTTTCTAGGTTTTCTTCCGTTGCTTGTACTGTCTGGAATTCATTATCTCTTTTGAAAGAAAGTTCCTCTTTTAAAATCATCATGAAAATTTGGTATTTTTCATCCGAAGGCAGATACTCTATTTCTTCATAATTGGTGATAAGCATTTCTAGACCAATTAGTACCTTTTCATAATCCTCTAAATCCCCATCTTTAGTCATTTCAATAAATAGGATTATGTTATCGAAGGTTACATTTAATTGAAGTACTATTCCTTTATAAATGCATGTATACTTTAATGATTCTGTAAGAAACATAGGCTATTTCTTCTTTTTCAGATATTTTGCTTTCTTTTCTTCAAATTTCTTTTTATATGTTGTATTAATATAATCAATCACATCAAAGAGAACATCTAAGACCAACTCTAACGACTCATTTGTTTTTTTATAAATTGTGTCAAATGCGCCATCTCCCAATATCTCATCAGTAGCACGACTTGTTTTCTCTTTTAATCTATTCATCTCTTTTTCTAGTACCTCAACATCGTTAATATCTCTAACTTTTTCAGATTCTTTAGATGCTTTTTGTAAATCTATTGCTATCTCTGCATACCGATTCTTTTTCTTATCTGATAAATCAATTTCGTACGTTGTTCCATCAATCGATACTTCTTCTATCGCTCTTTGAATACCAATTTCCTTCATTTAAATTCCTCCTAAAGAAAAAGAGCAGCCATTTGGCTACTCTTATAATGTAGTTACATTCACAACGTCTGACGGGTCAGACTCCGTACCGTATTTATCGTTTATTGCTGTTACGTAAAATTCATAGGTTGATGATGTTATTAATCCTGATACCGAATACGTATTCGTAGTTACAGTATCAACTTTTTCACCATCTTGATATACGTTGTACCCACTAGCATCCTCAGTCACATTCCAATCAAGATCAACGCTTGTTTCCGTCTCATTTGAAGCGACAAGGCTAGTGGGAGCCTTAGGGAGTAGGCTTTGTATATTTTGGTTTCCCAGCAAAATGTATTTCAAAGGATATATCACCTTTTCCTCCTGCATCTCCACCCGGTCCTGTAATTGCAGCAATTGTACAAGGACCTTCAAAAGATGATCCGTCTGGCAATGTTAAACGAAAATCAGTCCGTCTTGACGGTCCTAACTCAAGCACTTTCGAGTAAATAAAATCCTGTGCCTCATCTCCGTAGTATCGATGTCCTGAAAAGGAAGCGATCAGTTGCGCACCGATTACATCTGTTTCCCCATATCCATCACCATCAAAGTATTTATCTTGGGCAGTCTCTTCGTTTGGATCTGGCTCCATACTATTGATACCTTTACCTAATCTTTCCCATGTTTCCGTTTCTCCGTTAGGTGTTACATTAATTTCCATCCTGTACTGTGAATTTAATAAAAATCCTTCTGGCATATTCATCCTCCTTTATGTGTATAGTTCCGCTTGAAACAATGCTGTCCATAACGTACCGTAGCTTGTTTTCTGCACGTAAGATGGTGTCGTAATGCATTGAAACGAAACCAATTTAAAAGAGCCATCACTCGAGGTGATAGCTCTGCTTGGTAAATTTTCATATTGACTTTCTAATTGATGAATCATTCGATATGCTTCTAAATTACTTTTGTGGTGGACTAAAAGCTGAAATTGAAACGGATATATCTTGCTTTTCTCCATATAGCGATCATTAATATTAGCAGGTGAAGGTCTAATAGCTATACTGTTATCATTTTCTTGATACGTCCCTATTTCAATAATAGAGGGTGTAAAAGATAAGTTTTCCGTATAGTCTTTTAATCGTTCTAAGAAATCCATATCATACCTCCTAATATTTTGATCTCGCTGCTTTTTGTGCCTCATCTAACCATTGTTTAATTTTTTCTGCTTTGGCAGCTTCAAACCAAAGCCCTCTAGCATTCGGATTTATGTCTTTAGAGAAATTATAGTTCGAATTAAAATATATTTCTCTTACGTATGGAGTTACCCAACGTATCTCTCCATTCCCAATTTTTGAATGTGTAATCCCACTATCTCTAGTATTCTTAGAACGCATGGGGATATAGTAGTTACTATCTTTTAAAACCTGATTATCCAAAACAAATTGACCAAAACCTAATGCATTATCTAATTTTTTATTTACTTTATTCTTATCGAAATCAACTTTTACATCAATCACACTATCACCTGAGTTCCAATTCATAATGGTGTGGTTCATTACCAAATGCATAGTGAGGTTTAACATCAACCACTTCACGATTAACACCATTAAACTCAATTTCGGATCTTATTTTAAAATTGGGAAATGCTGACGAATTGACTCGATCTACTAAAACAACATGATTGACCTCTTCACCTTCACTATTGGAAGTACGCTTTAATTTGCTTACAGGTGTAACTCTCACGTGTTCTATTTTAAGAGGAGGGGCGTGATTACCATCCCATCCACTAGAGCCCTCATATGCTTTATATTGGATTGTGTGAGGGAGTAAATGTTTTGGAATTGGACTAATGACCATGATAAGCACCTATTCCTCTGTACAATAAGCCTGCATATGCAAGATTCTGCATAACCCCATTAGGAATTTGAGTAGAAGCTTCCGCATTCATGGAGTAACTAAATGAGCCAACATTCACACTTTGCATCGTCCCTTGTTGTTTAGTAGCTATATAGCCTCCATTCATCACAAAATGCTCTGTCATGATGGCTGTTGCTTTTTTTAATAGATTCTTTTGTACATCAACTAACTTATCCTGACCAATAGAAAAGTTAGTTTCTACATCGATTACATCCGAAGCACGTTTAATACAACGATTAAGTTCCTTTTCATCTTCCATAGGAGTACCTTCATACTCATTTAAATAGTAATCTGCATCAATATACAAAAAGACACCCCCTATTTAGAGGATGCCTTTTTGTTTTCTTCTTGCTGCTCTTTCTCAAGTTGTTTTACTTTTTCTTTGAGATCCTTATTTTCTTTTACAACTTTTTCATGGGTTGATTTAGCTACGGTTTCCTCTTTCTTCTTACCGAGTACCTTTCCTTTTTCATCTGCCTTCTGATAACCCATTGCAAGCAATTCTTTTATACGTCCTTCATTATTTTCTTTTAATACAACATTGTCTTTACGAAAGTATGGCATATTTGTTCATCCTCCCTTATTGTTCTTCTCCACCGCTACCAGATGACGGTGCTTTATTCGATACAACTAAGCCTTTAGCTTGGTGTTCAAGCACAAACAAGTCATGATACATACGATTTTGGTACAGGTATCCGTCACCCTCGGTATGTTGCCCAGGTTGGAACAAATACACTGAGTTTAGTTTCGCCTTTGCAACAATCGCACCCTTATAAACAATAATCCAGTTTAATTCTTGTGCATCGTTAGCCGGTATATAACCATCTGTAAAATCATATGCAGTATGGAAACGGTCAACATCGAATACTTCAATAAGTGTTACCCCATCAATAGTTGTAACCCGAGTTTCAATTGTCGTATCCTGATTCTGTAAAGAAAAAGTCCCTTTGCCTTCCTTGTACTTCTCAATGGCATCCATCACATCGGTAGATACATAGGCTTTTAGATTTGCAGTACCAAACTTACGTACTTTTCGGATGTCGGATTTCAATCGGTCAAATACGTCTTTCGGAGTACCATCCGTTACGTTCTCATCTTTCGCTTGTTCCAATTCTTGCGCTTTTTGCGCTAGTTTAGAGAAGCGATATGCATCAATTTCTGGACCCGCATTTTCCGTCAAGAATATCCGAGTTACATTTGCAGCACTTGCAGCTTGATTTGATTCATCTACATCCATTTGATCAACGAAGAACTCAACGTCACGATCAAAGCTAAGTGTATATGGCTCATGTGTAACGTCTACTGTGCCTCGATTATAGCCACCGTTTCGAGTATGTTGCTTATAACCAGAAACAGATAAATGAGGTACATGGAACGTTTTTGCCCCCATCCAGTTTACTCCTTGTGTTTCAAGGTCATTTGTAAGTGTCGTTTGTTTGATTACTTGGTCTAATTGCGTCTGATATCTTTGTGCATAGTTAATTGCATTTGGCATGTTTAATCATCTCCTATTTTCCTAATAATGTTTGTGCGAAGGCATCATCTCCGCCTCCGCCTTGTTGATGACTTCCCGGAGTATATTCCAAGCTAGGGTCATTACTGTTTTGCTCGGACTGAAACAGGTAATCATCAGATTCTTTTAATCCTTCCAGTTGCGTATCTAATCCACGCAATTTGTCACCGTCTAATTTAATTTCATCTAGATTAAGTAAGGCTTTAACTGCAGTTGGATTCTTTACATTGGCATCTTTCAATGTGTTTTCTAACTTGTGATCAAATGCTTGTTGCTCCAATTTCTGTTCCAGCTCTGACTTAGTTGTTTCATTCTCTTCCTTCAAACGATCGATTTCAGCAGTTAAATCTTCATTACCTTTCGCTTTTTCCCCTAGGTCTTTCAGTTGTGTGTCACGATCAGCAATCTGTTGCTTATAATCGTTAACTTGGCTTTCAAGCGTATCTGCCTTTTCAGCTTTCTCCTTCATGTCGTTTACCGATTTTCCATGTTCAGCCATAATTTTATCAATGGCTTCGTCTTCTAAGCCTAATTCCTTTAAAAAATCTCGTTTCATTCCAATCTCTCCTTACATTTTTTACGTGTTATGACCACGATAGGATAGTTATTTCACGCATAACTGCGAACATAAATAAAAGCACTCAACGCTTGACTGCTGAGTGCATTAACTAAAATAAGTTGGTCCTTTTTCTTTTTCTTTTATTTCCTTTACAACTTCTGTCAACTGTAAAAAGGCTTTTTCCAACTCATTCACTTGTTCTTTTAATTTCTCATGCTCTTTTTTACTTACTGGCAAGCCCTCACCCCTTAACGTATTTGTTCCCTTTCATTCGTTCGAGTGCGTCCGGTACGCTTAATAAAGCTTCTTAAGTTCGCTTGACGTTCTTTTATTCTGTCGTCAGCTTCTACAATTCCTATATCATCATCAAGTTCAATCATCATAACCATTTCACGCTTTGCTTTTCTGATTTCCCTTTCTAGATAACGTTGTTTTTGACTTTCCTCATACATACGATCATTCTTCTCACTACTTACGGGGTTATATGTTTTCTTTGTACCTTCAAAGTACGGATACTTCACATGACCGCAATGTACGCCAAATAAGCCAGCAGGATGTCCCATACTGGTATCACCTAACGCCGGATATTTTGGATGATTTCCAGAACGAGAAAATATTCGTCCTTGATATGGAGCACATAAAGGTCTGGCTCCATCATGCGAACTGACTTCAACAAGATCCACATCGTACTCATCCATTCGAGTATCTTGCATATCATTGGCAACATTATTGCTTGTTGAACGCATCACCATGCTTACATAGGCTTCTGTTGACCACTCTCTACCCTTTTTATCTACTAAAGCAGGTACACCCTTGTTTGCAAGTTCTTTGATAGACTCTCTTAATGCTTGTTGCGGAGTAGAAACACCTGCCAGCACCTTTCCAGTAGTATCGTTGATAACATCGAGGTACTTTTGCCTTGAGAGGTCTAATATGGTTGTATTCGTAAGATTAAGCGTATTTTTCGCTTGCCTCTGATATCCAACCAATACATTTTTTAAGGATTCACTACCTTTCGCACTTTCTGGTGGCATCAACAGCTTGCCTTTTTTAGCACCTTCGAACATGTCGCCCTCTATTTCATCAACTGCGCTATATCCTGCATTGGATAACATCTTTTCTACTTCTTGCATGGTTTTACCAGAACGGGAAGAAATAATTTCTATATGCTCTTTGTTGATAGCATCTAACTCACTTAATCTACTTAGTTGCCACGATTCTACTAATTGCGTATTTCCATTCTTTTCTATATCAATAAGAATGCTATTATCTCTCGCAATTTTCTTGGCAATATTCTTTAATATCTGATCTTCAATAGACAAATAAACATCCGTTACGGGCTTAGTAAGGTTTTGTGATACCCATTTCTCCATTAGTCATCATCCGAACCTGTACCGAAGAAATCAACATCACTAGCATTAGCGCTTTGATTTTCTTCATTGATTTCATCCATCCATGCCTGTGCTTCGTCTTCATTTAGACCATATATACGCATAATTGCTCTTTTTCTTGGGAGTAAATTATTAGATACCTCTTGAATTGTTCGAGCAAGTTCTGCAGCGTTATCCTCGATGACAGAATCATCAAAAGTAACCGTAATATCAATCTCTTGATTGCCATTAAAGATGTTATAGACCTTGGCAATAGCGATAATCGATTCTATTACATCTTGTAAACCGCCTTCGATAATCGTTTCATGAGACTTTTTAGACTTAAATGTTTTACTGTTTTCGCTCATTACTTCCGTTGCAGTCTTCACACTCTGTCCATCAAAAGAAAATGTGCCTAAAGAAAAGCCGGTTTGTGTAGCATAGAGATTTAATAAAGCATTAATACCTGCGATATGTTCATCAATTCGAAGAGTCACATTAATATCTTTTATGCCTTCTTCATCATCTTTGAATTTCATTGCTTCGTAAGTCTCGTCGGTGTCATCAAAATAACGGTGGATCTCTTGTGTTTTTGGGTCTACAACAGTTTTAACCATGTGAGCAGGAACAATAATCCGTTTCTTTCCTAACCTAAACTCTCTATGAAAACTATCAAAAGCAGTATCGATGGCTTTTAATGTATCTAAAGCATTCGCAAATATGGAGATTCCCATCGGTGACTGTAAATCAATATTATTAGCAGTATTCGGCTTGAAATAAGTGAATAAAGGCTTTTTCAAGTTGTTAAAGCGATATTGCTCTTTCATATCTGGGAAGATGATCTCTAATGAAACACGTACACCTAACTCCGTACCGTTTGATTCATATAATTCATGATCAACAACGTATTGATTAGCCTTCTTATCCCATGTATGCCATTCTAAGTGCGTGTATTTCTTATCGCCCTTATGGTACTCTCCAATGAAAACACCTTCTGTAATCGTGTCATTATGCCAAGCAATCGGGATAAAACTATCTGCAGTAACAAAAGAGAGCATAATCTTACCTTCTTTCACGAATGGCTTAATGACCATACCGCCTAAGGCAAAGTTATACTCTAAGTGATCTTGAAATTTTTTATTAAATTTATTTTGCTTGAACACTTCTTCCACAAATTCTGAGGTGCGGTTCTCCCCGTCTCCAATACTGATACTGCATTTCTCATTAAATACCAGACTAGCCATTTCTGCAGCAGCAGTTTTTGCCATCATCAACGTGTCTTTCTTACGATGCCTTTTTCCAGATATCGTATGCTCGTAAATATCATGCCAATCTGGGTAATATCCCTTGTACAATGCTTGCCATATCGACATTTTGTTATACATATTCTGGTTGATATTGATGTGTTTGTGGTTTTGTATCTTGTCTATGCCTTTAATTAACCCCATTCGATACAAGCCTCCTTTCACTGCATCTATAATTCGTTTTAACATTAATTCACCACCTACAATACATAGTTGTGATAAAAGTGATTGTTCGCATATCGTGCTTCGTCCATAGCATGGTTGTAATCATCAATTGGCTTTCCATTGTCGTCTCGGACATACATTCCAATTTCTTTAATAAAGTTGTAATGATCATATTCATCATTTTCAACCAAGAAAAATTGATCATTGGTCATGGAGTTTTGAAGTCGCTCTATACCTACCTCAATTCCCCCGCCTTGTTTCTTAGCGTCCGATGCGTTGTTATCTGCCCTAGATGTATCAATATGGATATCATGTAGTTCCTCTCGCAACGATTTACAAGCAGGGTCAACGAACATGTCAGAAAAGCGCATCTCATATTTATTGGTACACCATTGGACGAATTTCTTTATTTCTTTCGCATATTTGCTCATTGATTTAACTTGTCCCGTCTCTGCACCAGAATGATAGTAATTTGCGACCCTATTTAAGCGAAACTTCCCATCATAAAGTGTAACTATATTACAACTGCAGGAAGTCGCATCCGATTGACCACCATCAGCAACAAAAAACATTTCATAAGGTTCACCAAGTAATGTAGCTTTTTCATGTTCGGAAGGCTTGAACATCGAATATATAACGCCTTCTGGTAGTACTCGTTTACCGAACCAATCACGATCTAAAAGATACGGATTTTTTTGAAGTGTTTCTTTTATCTCTTGCTTACGTTCTTCGCTAATAATAGGATTATCTTCAATTGTCCAATGCGTCCATCTCGTGTTTTGGACCTCAAAAACATCTTTAATAACTGGATGATTCGGTGCAGGTGGATTGAGATCAGCAATATGAAACCTGTCTTGTGCTGCCATTGTTCGTCGAAAACATTCTTGTATAAACGACATATGAAGTAAATTAATCTCTCCAAACGCTACAGATCCCAACGACATACCAGTTATAGCACCGACACTATTTGCCTTTGCGCCACCTTTGTAATAAATCTTTTTAATACCATTGGGTGTGTGGATTTCTAGATGATCTCCATGTTCATCGTGCTTAATTTGAGCTAGATTACCAAATATGTGCATTAATCCTGTTCCGTCACCATCTATAAAGAGCCTAAATGCTTGCTCTTGGTTATACGCACTTACTAAATGGTTCGTATCTCGTGAAAATGTATAAAGGTAAGCCAAACGAAAATGCACCCCTGTTGTTTTCCCAGAACGTGGCGTTCCCTCCTGTACCTCTAATCCAACATCAAAAGGGGCTGTAACTAACTTCTTTTGTTTGGGAGAAAGTGTTATCTTTTTATTCATTTTTCGTCACCGTATCAATAAGCGTATCCAATAAACTGGTATCTTTCTTCTGTCCTTTAAGAAGTTTCGTACGTTCTTCAATAAACTCCGTCTCTTTCTTCGTCTTATCAATTACTGTTTCCATTCGTTCCACTTCTAACAGACGTTTATCGTTATGTTCAGCTAACTCATAGAATTGTTTAAGCATACTTCTTAATTCACCCATAGCACGACTTTGAGAATTTAAAAAAGTCGCCTGTTTATCCCAAGCGAACTGTAATTCGTATTCCTCTTCAATTGGAACTTGCTTAACTTCATCTTCCATTTGAATAACTTCAAATTTCGATTTCTTTAATTCTTTAGTTAAGTCTTGTTGATTCTTAACATGCATAATCTGTTGAGCTCGCATAATTGAAGCAAACTGCATTTGTATGTTCATCCATAATATTTCTAGTGGAGAAACATCATTCATTCCATTCACTATTTCCATAGTTTCATCAGGTAGGTATTTAGCAAATAGACCATGCGTGACTGCATTACTGTTTCCTTTAGGGGCAGAACCACCTTTATTCCCAATTGCATTCTTACTACCTTTAGGAGCACCTTTCTTTTTTGTGTGCACACTTTTTGTTTTGGGTGCACCCTTTTTTCGTGTCCACCCATAACGTTGTTTCCATGATTTTACGGTATTAATGGTAACACCATGTTTCTCTGCTATCTCTTTATACTTCAAACCTTTAACGTAATCTTTCTCGGCAAGTTTATGCTTCTCAGCCACTACATCATCACCCACCCCCAAAATATAATTAAGTTTGTTTTGTAAAATTCTTAAAATAAAAAAAGGAATTTATAGTTTATTGTCGAAATAGACTATATAGGGAAATTTAACTACTAATTTTCTAAATCAGGATATTTCAAATACTATAGTATTATCTTTTCTTATTATAATATTATTTACACAATACTTTTCACCTTTAATTTTCACAATACTTCCAACAGAAATCATATTCTCATAACAGAATACTTTTTCCATTTTGTCTTCAAAAAATAAAAATGACCTTAGAAAAAATAAACATTTCAATCTTATTCACCTACTTTGAAAGGAGATTTAATATGAAGATTAAGAAAAAGGAATACTTAAATGAATTGTTACTATTTCACCCTTATCTAAAAAAGAAAGATGTAAATTCAAAATTACAGTTTATTAGTAAGTATCCTGATTTCAATAAGATTTATACAGAAATCAGGGAAAATAATAAAAACGCAAACACATCAACAATAATTGCAAAAACACTTCAAAGAGGAATAGACGACTCCTCACTTACAATTAAAGATATTGATGAATTACTTTTTCTTTTAATTGAAGATTCTTTGTTTAATTCATTCTTGTATAAACTAGATAATGAAGAATTATCTTCACTTGAAAATAATGGAAAAAATAAATTATTCAAAGATTGGAAGCTACCTAACAATAATGAAATACTGAGCAACCTAAATTTACAAAATCAAACTTCAGATTTTGTAATTTGCGGTTATAGAGAACAAACTAATGAAAAAAGAATTGAGTCTCTACGAATTTTATTACTTGACACAAATAATGTTAAGATTTATGAGTCTGAACAAACTTATAAAGATACTGCTTTTCCAACAATAGTTGAAATTGATTTCTTAAGGAATCTATTACACATTAGGTTAAAAGATGTTGATAATATAATCAACAATGAAGAGAAAATCAGTACGATGTCGGGAAGAATTTTAAACACATTAAATTTCATTGATAGTTTTAAACCAAACATAACATATAGCAAATTTAATAAATTCAGAGAGTCCCTATTTAAGTTAGAAGAGAATCTACTTCATAAAAAGAGAAATTCTGCTTACAAAAAGTTAGAAACTTTCAACAAAGAAATTGTTCAGTTTTCAAAGGAAGTTGAAGAAAAGTTCTCCCCACCTACAAACTCAGAAATTAATACAAAAGAGTATATCTCAAATGGCGTACTATCAGTAATCGCTACCACTTTAAGTAATAATGAAATAGGAGATATTGTAGGTATCAAGTTTAGAAATAATAACGAAAATGATTCAGATAAAAAATATGCAGAAATAACAATAAATGATAAGGGCTTTAAATGCATATCAACAAATAACCTTTACTGGTTAAATTTACCTGTATTATTAAACCGAAAGAAAATAGAATTTTTAAAGGTATCTAAGAATCTCGCGAATGGTATAGTTATAGCCAACCTTGAATTTGTTAATGAAACTGCTAATGTTAGGATTTTACAAAAATCTAGTCATGACAACCCTGGTAAAAAAGCTACCCAAGAAAAGTATGATGATTTTATTAATTATCTGAATCCATTTTTATAA